TATGCAAAAAAGAATTGGTCTAGTTTAATGTTAATGAATTGTAGTAAGTGTAAAACACTTACACCAGAATATGTTAATACTAGATCTGGATTAGAACTTCATCAATTTAAATGGTTAGATGAAAATTTAATAGGTAGTATTCCTCTTGAATGGAATTGGTTAGTAGGTGAATATCCTTATAAAAAAGATGTACATAATGTTCATTTTACAGAAGGTGGACCTTATTTTAAGGATTACAAAAACACAGAATATGCAAATGAATGGTTTAAAGTATACGATGATGTTATTAAAATAAATTTATGAAAGTTAATAAAGATAAACTTACATTTAAAAATAATTTTTTAAAAACAGAAAAAGGTAGAGACGCACAAAAACACGGAGACTATTACAAACAAATTAAAGCCAGTATAGAAAAACATGGTATATTAAATCCATTAATTTGTGTTCAAGATGGAGATATGTATAAAATATGTCTTGGTATAAAAAGATATATTATTGGATGTGATTTGGGTATGAAAGAATTTGAAATTAAAGTCATACTTAAAGATGAAAGTAAATTTTTAAAAGAAGAAAATGCAAAATATTTACCAACAGATGCTGATAATGCTTATTACAAATCTTTAAAAATATCATACCCACAATATCAATTATTTAAAAATAGACTTGTATTAAAACAAATTAAAGATTTAAGTTTAGTTCATAAACCAATAGAAAAATCTATTAATAGAGTTAAAGGTCAAATGGAACAACATGGATTATTATGTCCAATTGTTTTAAGTCCTTCTGATGATAATTTAATACAAACTGGAACAAATAGATTTTTAGAATTACAGCGTCAACAGTATGATGCTACATTATGTTATAGACCGATAGATGCACATGAAGCTAAATTCATGCAAGTTGTTAATGTTCTTACACTAAAACATCATCCTTTTGAAAAACCTAGTTTTATATATGATGAAGATATGTTAAAGATATATGGTCAAAACATAGGTAATTTTTTAAACTTATTGAATGAAAATGGCTTATATGATAGGTAATATTTATGCCATTACAGAAGATACAATTTAAGCCAGGATTTAACAAACAACAAACTGCAACCGGAGCCGAAGGGCAATGGATTGATGGGGATAATGTTAGATTTCGATATGGTGAACCACAAAAAATAGGTGGTTGGCAGCAATTAGTTAATACAACTTTAGCAGGTCCTGCTAGAGACCAGCATACTTGGACTGCACTAGATGGTAAAAAATATGCAGCAATAGGAACTTCAAAATTATTAGTTATTTATTATGAAGGTCAATTTTATGATATTACACCTCTTAACAGTGCACTAACTTCTTGTACTTATACATCAACAACAGGATCAGCAACCGTTACTATTAATAAAGTAGCTCATAATTTAGAGGTAGGTGATTATATCATATTTACAGGTGTTACAACTCCAGGACCTACTACAACAAGTTTTACATCAGCAGATTTTACAACAAATGTTTTTGAAGTTTTATCCATTCCTACGTCTGGAACCTTTACAGTTACAATGCCAAGTGTTGAAGGTGGAACAGGTGTAACAGCAGGAGGTACTATTACTACAACTCCTTACATTAGAATTGGACCCACTTTTCAAACTCCAGCTTATGGATATGGTACAGGATACTTTGGTGGATCAAATCCAACTTCAGTTACAACACAATTAAATGGATCAATTGATAATACACAAGCAACCATTACAGTTGATTCAACAACAGGATTTCCAGCTTCTGGGATATTAGATATTGGAACTGAATTAATTACTTACACCGCTAAAACTGGAACAGATTTTACTGGTTGTGTTAGAGGAACAAATGGTACAACTGCTGCATCACATTTAGATAATGCAATTGTAACTAATGCAACTTTATGGACAGGTTGGGGTATACAATCAAATACTACAAATACAATATTAGCCCCTGGCTCCTGGTCGCTCGATAACTTTGGCCAGATTCTAGTTGCAACCATTAAGAATGGAAAAACATTTACTTGGAATCCATCTATAGCAGCACCTTTATCAACAAGAGCAACAGTGGTTTCAAACGCACCAACGGCATCTGTTATGACACTTGTATCAGATAGAGACAGACATTTATTTGCATTTGGAACTGAAACTACAATTGGTGATACGACATCTCAAGACCCGATGTTTATAAGATTTTCAAATCAAGAAGATATTAATACTTGGAACCCAACGGTTACAAATACTGCAGGAACATTTAGACTAGATACGGGCAACGAGATTATAGGGGCTGTACAAGGTAAAGATTATGTTTTTGTACTTACCGATGCTGCAGCTTATGTTATTCAGTTTGTAGGACCTCCATTTACATTCTCTGTAAGACAGGTTGGTACAAATTGTGGATGTATTGGTCAACATGCTATGGTGTTTGCACAGGGCGCTGTATTTTGGATTGGGTTTGGAGGAGGTTTCTTTGTCTATGATGGAACGGTAAAACAATTACCATCATTAGTTGAAGATTTTGTATTTACAACAGAAAGTGGTAGTTTAGGAATTAATTATAATGCAAGTCAAATAACTTATGCATATCACAACAGTTTATATAATGAAGTAGGTTGGAATTATGCACAATCAAATTCTTCTCAAGTAGATAGAAATGTAGTTTATAATTATCTTGAAAATACTTGGGCTGTTGGATCATTAGCAAGAACAACTTATGTAGATGCAGAATCTTTTGATCTACCTTATGCTACTCAATATACTGCAAATGCAACACCTACGTTTCCTATCATTAATGGTGTAACTAATACTTTTGGTTCAACTAAATACTGGGAACATGAAACAGGGGTTAATGAAGTTAATGCACTAGGAGTTGAAACTGCAATTACTTCATACGTTCAATCTGGAGATTATGATATTTCTGAACAAGGTTTAGGTGGAGATGGACAATTGATTATGCGTGTTAAACGATTTGTTCCAGACTTTAAAAATTTAGAAGGCAATGCTAAAATTACTTTATTCTTTAGGGATTATCCAGCAAATGCTGATTCAACACCATCTACAACACCACCATTAATTACCGGACCCTTTACAATCACTTCTTCAACAACTAAAGTAGATACACGCGTGCGAGGAAGACAGGTGAGTTTAAAAATAGAAAATGATGCATTAGATGAAACTTGGAGATATGGAACTTTGAGATTAGATATTGAAGCAGGTGGAAGAAGATAATGGCAAAAATAACTGCATACATACCAGAACCTACACAAGATTATGATGTCAACAATCAAAGACAAATACTTGAAGCACTTAATACAATTAAAAATCAACTTAACTTTGGATATCAACAAGATTTAATTAACCAACAAAATGCTATGACACAATTTATATATGGAACACAAGCTGGCTCTTTTTGCCCACCACAACCTATTCAAATAGGGGGAGGATCTGGTTCTAATGCTTATGATGCATTTGGAAGATTAAGAGTATCCAATCCACTTACAATCTTTGACAGTAAGAATATAATGTCACAGAATAATTTATTTGATTCATCAACTGCAAATGGTGGAAGTGTTACTTATACAGCTAATAAATCTACAGTTAATTTAAATGTAACAGAAGCAGCAGGATCTAAAACAATAAGACAATCTAAAAGAGTCATGTCTTATCAACCTGGTAAATCATTGCTTATTTTTAATACCTTTGTAATGAATGAACCTACTACAAATTTAAAACAAAAAGTTGGTTTATTTAATGCAAATAACGGAATATTTTTTACAACAGATGGAACAACACTTAAAATAGTAAGACGAACTTTTACATCGGGTGCAGCAGTTGATACTGAAATATCACAATCTAGTTGGAATGGTGATAAATTAGATGGAACAGGTGCAAGTGGATTTGATTTAGATCCAGCGACATCTAATATATTATTTATAGATATTGAATGGTTAGGGGTTGGATCTGTTAGAGTTGGATTTGTTATTAATGGTCAATTAATTACAGCACATACTTTTAATAATGCTAATAGTTTAACAACTGTTTATATGCAAACAGCCAATCTTCCAATTCGCTATGAAATTGAAAGAGCTGGAACATTGACGGCTGGAACTTATACATTACAACAAATATGTTCTTCTTGTATTTCTGAAGGTGGATATTCTCCACAAGGATTAGAGGAAATGATTGGAACAGCACAGATTAATGCCGGTGTAAACTTAACAACAGCAAATACCTATTATAATATTGCAACAATTAGAATTAAAACTTCAAGACCATATGCTGTAATAGTACCAGCAGGAGTAGATATTTTAAACATATCTAATGGAGATTTTGAATGGGGATTATTTGTTAATGCTACTTTATCCTCTTCATTTTCATATACAAGTTTTAGTGATAACGTAGAATATGATTTACAAACAACTGCATTTTCTACGGCAGGAACACGAATTGCTGGTGGATATTTAGGAGGTAAAACTGCTCCATTTACTTTAGGAGGTGATTTTATAGCATTTGCAAATCAACTTGGACAAACTATTGCAGGTGTGTCAGATACTTTAACATTGGGTGTAAGACCAGGAACAGCTAATGGAGATGTATCTGGTTTAATTAAATGGTATGATTTAACATGAGCAATATTTATAGAAACGCATTTTATCTTCCGACAACCACAGCTAATACAACTGTGTATACTTGTAATGCAACTGCAAGAGCAATCATTCAAAACATTCAAATTGCAAACGAATCAGGTTCTAAAGT